AGACCAAAATCAATTTTAAGGGAATTAGAGGACTGATAATATAGAAATTACAAATGAATTAATTGAAAAATGGGAACCTAAAATCCATAGGATGTTAGCTACTACTTCTATTCAAGGAATGCATAAAGAAGATTTAGTACAAGAACTTAGAATAGTTATTTTGAAAGCAGCCAAAAAATTCGATCCAACCAAGAAAGCTTCTTTTCATACTTATTTACATACTGCTATGATAAATACTATAAGAACTTTTATTTCTCAAGCTCAAAAAAGAATACATCCAACCACTTTAAACACTTTAATAAAATATAGTGAATATGAATACATGTCTGGAAAAGTAGCCAAAGCTTTAGAGGATATAAAAGCTTTAAATTTTTTAGAAGAAATTGAGATATTTGATATTTTAGACAACTTAAAATTAACTGAAAAAGAAAAAAGATATATAGAATTAAGATTTGAAGATTTAACAATGACAGAAATTAGTGAAGATTTAGACGAGTCTGCGTATAGAGTACGAAATAAAATCAGAAAAAAGTTTGAGACTTTATATAAAGAGGAAGTTGATGCCACTTAAAAAAAGAAGAGGGGGTGGTGGGTTTTATAAAAAAGAAGTGATAGAGAGTCTACAAGAAGGGAAATATATTATTATAGGTCGTAATAAAAAAACACAAGAAAGCTGGGAACAAGAAAAATATACAAATTTAAAATTAGCTAAGAATTATGTTGACAATAATACAAAAGATGATATAGAATATTATGTGTATTTAAAAAATAATAGTAATAGTAATAATAGGATAGTATATCCAATAGGATAAAAATGGAAAATAATGAGTTTATAGAATCAGGTTTAATTTTTAATTTAAATAGTAAAGTAGCTTTAAGAAAATTTAAATATTCTTCTTCAGATTTTGCAAAACATGGAGAAGCTTTTAAATGGTTACTTGACTATGTAGATGACACAAATGAATTCCCCCCACACGCTTTACTTGAAGATAATTTCCCTGCTTTAAATCCAGCAGCAGCCGAAACTAATATTGATTATTTGATTTCAGTATTTAAGAATCAAGTAACTTTTAGAGGAGCTGTTAAAGCTTTCCAAACTAATAAAGATTTACTACAAGAAAATGCTCCTGAAGCCATATCTAAAATAAGCAGTTTATTAGATGATGTAATGATTCATCATGATGATGATATTGTAGAATATGATAAAGGGAGTGATGAAAGATTTAAAGAGTGGAGTAAAAGAAAAGAAGAAAAAGATAATAAAGATGGTTTAAGAGGGATTAAAACTCCCTTCAGTATTTTGAATAATATGGGAGTTGGGTGGTTACCCGGCGAATTAATAGCTTTTTATGCTAGACCAACTGTAGGAAAAACTTGGATGTGTGTAGATATAGCAGCTATAGCAGTTAAAGAAGGGGTTAAAACTTTATTAGTATCTACTGAAATGCCTGTAGATGCTATAAGTTTAAGGTTAGATGTTGTACTAGCACGAAAAATGGGATATGATTTTTCTCATACTAATTTAAGAACAGGGGGAGAAATAGACGAAGACAAATATAAAGAGTTTCTAGAGAAATCAAATGCTAGAAATTTATTAATATGCGATCATATAGAAGGAGAATCTAGTATATCTTTAGAAGGTATAGCTAGTTTAATTAGAAAATACAACCCTGAATTAGTAGTTTTAGATGGTATATATTTAGTTAGCACAAGAACTGCTAATAAAAAACAAATGTGGGAACAATCTCACGCATTATTTTATGGAATTAAAAACCTTTCCCTATCTTTTAATATACCAATAGTTGTTTCTACTCAAGCTACAAGAGAAGCAGCAGATACTTCAGCCTTCCCAAGACCAGAGCAAGTGGCTTTTGGTGATGCTTTAATTAGAGCTGCAGATGTAGCCATTGCAATGAGAAAACCAGAATCAGAAACTACAGGAATTAGTTTATCTAGTGGAGATATTAGACAACGAGATATTAAATTTCAAAAATATAGAGATGGAGAATTACCTATTTATCAATTGAGTTTAAAATGGGATGTTGATAAAGGTATAATTGAAGAGTATAATAGATATGATAGCGATTTTTAATAAAAGAAAAGTTAAAGGAGTAAGATATGCTTAGAATGATTTTTAAGTACAGAAGTATTCTTCCAGAACTCTTAGATTTAGTAGAAGTATCAGTTGCGAGTGTGCAAGATGGTAAAATCTCTTCTAAAGAAAGAAGTGCTTTGATGAAGAAATTTTGGGCTTTAGTAAAAGCTTTAGAAAATACTAATAAGAAATAAGTAAATGGCAGATTGGACATCAACGTTATTAAATATAGGAATTAATATACCCTTAGATAAAGATGAATTTTCAATTTTATGTCCTTTTCATGATGATACAAGGTCTTCTTGTTCTATAAATGTAGAAAAAGAAGCTTGGATTTGTTTTGCAGGTTGTGGAGCAGGTTCATTACAAACCTTTATTAAAAGATTAGGATATGATATAGATGTTGAATATGATTTAAATTTATTTGATGAGTTCTATAAAGTTGAAGAAGAAACAGATTTAGAAGAAATCTCGTTACCTGAAACTTTTATAGCTGATTCTTATCCAAATTGGATATTTGATAGAGGGTTTGATGAAGAAATACTGTTTAGATGGGGATGTGGAACTAATAAGTATGATGATTTAATCATACCTATATACGATAAAGGAAGTAGATTGGTAGGTTGGGTGGCTAGAAGAATGAATGCGACACCTAAATATATGTATTCATATGGGTTGAAGAAATCGGCTCTTTTATTCGGTGGGAATAGAATAAAAAAATCTGATTATGTTTGTATTGTTGAAGGCACATTAGATGCAATGTGGTTAGACAAATATGGACATTCATCAGTAGCTTTACTTGGAGCTCATTTATCTAGAAAACAAGAAGAATTATTAGTAAATCTCCCAACAGATGAACTAGTTCTTTGTTTAGATAATGATGAAACAGGTAAAAAAGCAGGCAATTATGCCTTGACAACACTTTCTAGTAATGTTATGGTATCTGTAATAGATTTACCAAAGCAATACAAAGATGTTCAAGAAATAAAAAATAAAGTAACATTAAATACAATAATTAATAATAGAAATTTTTGGTAAAATAGGAGCAATAATATGAGTGGAATAGCACGAATACAAGCAAGAATTGACGAAAGAACACAATTAAGTCAAAATAATTTAGACTCTAAAGAGTTTTGGATAAGAGATGGAGATCAAATCTTTTTCTCTTCAGTAGGAGATGGAAAGGAAGGAGACCCCTTTGTATCCGAAATAACTTTAGTTATCTATAGGGATGGGAATCGTTGGTCAACTGTATATTTAAAAGATAGAGCAGACTTTGAAGAAGTGTCTAAAGCTTTAAATTTCCCTGAAGATACAAGACCTTCAAACAAATTTGCATTATGGGCTTATGTATATGATGCCTTACATGTAGAAAGGAAATCAGAGGATTGGGAAGCTATAGAAGGCCCAAATGGTAAAACTTTATACAAGCAAGAAGTTAATGATTATAGAATTATAACCTTACCTTTCGGTAGAGGGGGTTATCTTTGGAGTCAATTAGTAGATATATTTGAAGATTGGGGAACTCTAAATAAAGGAGTAATCAGAGTTAAAAGACATGGGCAGGGTTTAGACACAACTTATAGTCTAGCTGCAACTTCTAGAAATAAAAAAGAAGAAGACATGGATACATCTGATTTAGTATCTATTGAAGAGTATTATGCAAATAGATATTCCCCAGATAAACAATTAAATCCACAAGTTTTCGGCAATAGTAAAGATCAAACTAATACTAAAAAATCCGAAGACAACATGGATTTATTTAAATGATAGTAAATACAGAAAATTATCAAGAGGTTATTGATAATATTCTCCCAAAGAAATCATGGATAGTAGATGTGGAAACTAATGGGTTCAATGCTTTCGATACCAACCAATTATGTGGAATTGGTATCGGAGCAGGGGGCGAAACATACTACTTCCCTTTTAGACATCAACAAGGGGGTAATCTAGTCTCTACGAAATATTTAAAACCTTTAATGGAGATTATGAGTCAGAGAGAGGCTTTAATCGGTTATAACATTAAATTTGATTTAAAATTTCTAGAAATGGAGGGATTAGATACTACCAATATAAAATTGATTGATGTTTTAGTTATGGTTCGACTTACTGAACCCACTACTATCCGTGATCTAGACTTAACCACTACTATTATTAGGAATTATGGAGAAGAAGCAGGTTCTTATGATATCGAAACTAAGAAAATTTTAAGAACTAACAAGTGGCACAAAGATTTTTCTTTGGCTCCTGTAGATATATTAGGGGAGTATTGCGAGCAGGATGTGAAATGGACTGCTAAACTTTACGATGAAAGACTAATAGAAATCCAAGAATCAGGTCAAACAGATGTTTTGGAATTAGAATGTGATTTAACTAAAGTTTTAAATCAAATGGAACATAGAGGAATACCTATAGATTTAAAATATGCAAGAGATATTATGGAAAAGTTAGAAAAAAGGAAACAAGAAGTAGAGAAGAAAGTTCAAACTCTTTTAGATGATCCTGAGATAAATATTGGAAGCACTAAACAACTAGGAGAAGCTTTAAATAAAAGAGGTATTATATCTCCTGTAAAAACACCTAAAGGAAAACAATCTTGGAATGAAGAAGCTTTATCTAGAATTAATAATCCAATTGCTGGATTAGTTAGACAATATAGGACTTTAGATAAATTAAAGAATACTTATGTAGAATCTTTATTAGAACCTGTAGAAAAGCCAATTTTACACACGTCTTTCTGTAATTGGGGAACCTTAACAGGAAGACTATCTTCTAGAGACCCAAATCTACAAAATATTCCTAGAAACCATTTTAAATTATCAGATAGAAAATTTGAACCTGAAGAAAGGAAAGATATAATTAATAAGATAAATGCTTCTTTGTCTGCAAAAGGTAAAGAACCTATTTCTTATTTAGATGATGAAGTATTAGATACTTGGGGTTTTATTGGAGATGAATCTTTTGATGAAAATGATTCTAAAGAAATATCTATTAGAAGATTATTTGTATCTAGAAAGGATTATATGTTAGTTTCTTTTGATTATTCTCAAATGGAAGTAAGAGTCTTTTTAAACTATTTAAAAAATCCTAAATTTAATGATCTTTTAAAGAAAGGAAACCTAGATTTTCATTCAGAAGCTGCTAAATTAGCTTTTAATGTTTCTGAAAATCACCCTAATTTTAAAACATATAGGCAGGCAGCTAAAGCGATTACTTTTGGAGTAATTTATGGAATAGGAAATGCTAGATTAGCCTCTCAATTAGGTACTTCAGTAGAAGAAGCAAAGAAATACAAACAAGATTATTTTAAGAATATTGAAGGTTCTAAACCTTTTATTAATCAAGTAATGCGAAAAGTAAAAGAGCAAGGACATTTGTTTAATAAATATAAAAGATTATATATAATAGAACCTAAATTTGCTTATAAAGGAATTAATTATTTAGTTCAAGGTACTAGTGCTGATATTTTAAGTGAAAGAATGATAGAAGTACATAAATATTTACAAGATAAGCAAAGCAGTATGTTATTACAAGTACATGATGAAATTATTTGTGAGATTCATGTAGATGAATTACATACTGTAACACACGAAATTAAAAATTTATTAGAAATTAATAGTTTAAATATACCATTGGAAGTTGATGTAGAAATTTGTGACCCTTCTTGGGCTTCAAAACGAGAAGTTTCATTTGTAGAACAGAATGGATTTCATTGGGTAATTGGAGGGAAATTAGAAGCTCCTCCTGTAGAAGAAACTAAAGTTGAAGATCATATCGATTGGGAAACAGTCGAAGTTTAAGGAGTAGAAATGGCAAAGATAGACGTACATTTAGGGTTTACATTTAAAGTTGGGAATGCGAACAGTAATCAATATAGCAGAGTTGATGTTACAATTGGCGATGTTGATAGTGATTTACCTATAGAA